AAGCCGCTGGAAGGGGTCGCAAACGCTTTAGGAAAGGCCTACGACGGCAACACAGCGGCATTGGGTAAGTTGGGCATTGGCTTATCGTCAGCTGAACTCAAGGCCATGTCATTTGAAGAAGTCCAGGGCAGACTTTCTACCCTATTCGCAGGCGCAGCTACGGCCAACGCCAACACTTTCGCAGGCCGTATGGAACGGCTCAAAGTCACATTCGATGAAGCCAAAGAAACCATCGGATTTGCATTGCTTCCAATCCTTGAAAAGCTGATGACGTTTATGACGGTCAATGTGATCCCAATAGTCGAAAAGGTATCAAACGCATTTTCGGAAAAGTCAGGTGGACTGACCGGCTACGTCTTGTATCTTGGACAGACCATTTCGAACGTATTCACGCCTATTTGGAATGGCTTGGTCAAAGCTTTTGGATATGTCAAAGATGCAATCGGTGACAATATGGATTCATTCTTGGCATTTGGCAAACTTATTGCCGACTACGTTGCACCGGTCATTGGCACAGTATTGGGTAAGGCATTGCAAGGCGTTGGAATCATTGCAGGCGGCGTCATCGACATCGTTGGCAATATTGTCGGTGTTATTACTTCAGCAATTACCGGGGCAATCTCTGCAATCAATTGGCTTCTCACAAAATACAATTCGATTCCAATTTTGCCCAATGTGCCGTTGATTCCCGTTTCATCAGCACCGACAGTTAATATTCCAAAATCCAGTTCAGGAACAGCAACGCCGGCAATTCCATCAATACCGACCATTACGCCTCCAACGGTGTCAGGATCATCAGCCGGCACAGCTGCCGCAGCTGCCTCAGTAGTAGATATGGGAAATGAATTTGTCGGAGCAAATTACAGGGTCAATACTTCAAGCCTTGCAGGTATTGCGGCGGCATCAGGCACAACAAACGTGACAGTGAACATGGGAGTGGTCGGCGATCCTGAGGCAGCTGCAAGAAGCATCACTACTGTGTTAAACAATAGTTACTATCGCGGTACAGGCGGTGCAGGGGCTTTGGTCGGATGACTCTTTGGAATCCGATTTGGGAAGTCACAATCAATGGAATTCAATATCAGTCATTTGTCCTGGCAAATTTAAGCATCCAAAGTGGCAGAAACAATATCTATGAACAGGCGCAGGCCGGATATTGCAGTTTGACTCTTTACAATGTGACTCAATCCCAGGTGTCAATCAATATCAATGATTCAGTATCGATTTCACTCAAAGATTCAACCAACACTTTTGTGCCTATTTTTGGAGGTTCAGTCGTTGATCTTGGAATAACGGTGGAAAATGCCGGCAGCGTAGGCATGACGCAATCCATCAATATCGTGGCTTTAGGAGCATTGTCAAGGCTTCAAAAGGCCACATATTCGGCAGCCATAGCAAAAGCGCATGACGGCACTCAAATTAGTAAAGTGCTGACGGATTTGCTCATCAATAATTGGTCGGAAGTGCCGCCAGCTTTGACATGGAGCAACTACACCCCGGCAACCGAAACATGGGCAAATGCTCAAAATGTCGGGCTTGGCGAAATTGACACACCCGGCAATTATGATCTCGCCAATCGTGCAGCCGGTGTCATCGATGTATATTCACTCGTTTCAGCATTGGCAACATCAGGGCTTGGCTATATCTACGAAAATGCTCAAGGTCAGATTTCATACGCCGATTCCACCCATCGATCCATTTACCTGGCCACCAACGGATATACAGACGTTTCAGCTGCGCAGGCATTGGCGTCAGGCATTAAGGTTCAAAGCCGTGCCGGAGACGTAAGAAATGACATCACGATTCAATATGGATCAACATCTTCCAGTTCGGTGACAGCCCAGGATTTGACGTCGGTAGCAGTATTTGGCCGATTGGCTCAAATCATTGCCACAACCTTATTCAACGCAAGCGATGCCACGGCTCAAGCCGCTTTTTATTTGAAGCTCCGTGCCTATCCCGAATACATGATGCAATCAATTCGTTTCGAGCTGACAAATCCCGAAATCGATGACGCTGATCGCGATGCTCTCATCAACATTTTCATGGGGCTTCCAATGCGTATTTCTGATTTGCCGGCAAATATGTCAGCTGGTCAGTACACCGGATTCGTGGAGGGCTGGCAATGGTCGGCCGGATACAACACCATTTCAGTCACGGCACTTTTATCACCATTGGCCTATTCCCTACAGGCAATGCAATGGGAAGATGTCAGCGTGTCGGAACACTGGAACACCCTAAGTCCATCACTTACATGGGAAAATGCCCTAGTTGTCGCATAAGGAGAAAATATGAGTAATCCAACCACACCGTTTAGCTGGCAAATGCCGACCAACACAGATTTGGTCACGGATTTACCTGCCGATTTTGAAGTATTTGGCCAAGCCGTTGCAACATCGATGGCAGATTTGTTAGGTGGCACATCAGGTCAAATCCTTGCCAAAAATTCCAATACAGATATGGATTTCGTATGGATCGCAAATGACCAGGGTGACATCACTGGAATCACAGCGACTTCACCACTTACAGGCGGCGGCACATCCGGCGCAATTACAGTTGGAATTCAATCAGCTTCAACGACTCAATCAGGTGCAGTTCAACTTTCAGATTCAACCTCAACTACATCATCAGTATTGGCGGCTACACCAACAGCCGTCAAATCATCTTACGATTTAGCAGCGGCAGCAATTCCAAAATCAATAGTTACAACCAACGGTGATTTAATTTATGGCACAGGATCATCAGCGGTCACTCGACTAGGCGTTGGATCAACTGGAAATGTTCTTACAGTTTCAGATGGAGTGCCAACATGGGCAGCACCGGCAGGCGGAGGCAAAGTTTTGCAGGTGGTTACAGTTAATCCATCAACTTCATTTACAACCACAAGCGCAACTTTCGTTGATGCCACAAGTTTTTCAGCTTCTATCACGCCAACACTTAACACGAGCAAAATCCTTGTGTTGTTTGATTTTCAAGGTGGTGTGTATGGCTCTGGAAATAGCAATCAGTATTCATCAATGCAAGTATTACGAGGATCAACAGTATTGCTTGAAGCTGGAGTCTTATTTGGTATTGCTTTGGGTTCATCTCAAAATATTGAACTCTTTGGCAGATCAAGTTTTATCACATTAGATTCACCGGCTACGACAAGTTCAACAACATACAAACTTCAAATCAAACGAGATGCAGGCACGGCGGCAGCCCAAAAACCTTCTTCAATTGTTCTCATGGAAATTGGTGCATAATGATTAGCGATACAGCAAAAGCCCTAACATCACTTCTTGGAGAAACAGAATGGAGCATCTCAGATGATGATTTGAGCACTTTGGTTATTCATACTGAAGGGGTTACAGCACCCACTGAAGTTGAAATCAAGGCTGAAATCAAACGGATGGCTGTGGCTGAAAAAGCAAAGCCAGCGCAAAAGCAAGCAATTTTGGATCGTCTCGGTATCACAGCTGATGAAGCTGCAATCTTGCTTGGATGATTTCGGCAAACGGTTGGCCAGCATCTAAGGAGAAGGCTGAAATCGGCATCAAATCATTTGCCGTACCTGGCACTACTTTGAAGCTTCAATGCGCCGAAGCCGTTGCGCCGTTGCTCATTGGATTTGCCGGTGACTTTCACAGACTTATCGAGTCAATCGATGGGGGCAGTCTCGATGATTGGGGATATTGCTATCGCGATATCCGTGGAAATGTGGGGAAGCTTTCCAACCATTCATCGGGCACGGCCATTGATCTCAATGCAACAGAGCATCTTCTTGGGAAAGTCGGGACATTCCCAAATGAGAAAGTTCCCATGATCCGTGCATTGGCCAAAAAATACGGTTTAATTTGGGGTGGCGATTACCATAATCGCAAGGATGAAATGCACTTTGAAATTGCTCTGCCACCGGCAAAAGTTGCTGCGTTGATAGCAAAATTGGAGAAAGAAAATGACTGAATTCAAAGCACTTGCAGCTTCATGGCTGCGTTCATTTTTGGCGTCAGCTTTGGCCGTATGGATGGCCGGAGTGACCGATCCAAAAGCTATTTTTGCAGCCGGCGCAGCTGCCGTAGTGCCCGTCATCATTAGATTTCTTAATCCAAATGATAAGCAGTTTGGTATCAATGCCAAATGAACGAAACGATTACGGCGGTCGGCATCATAGCCGCCGCAACAATTTCGGCCGTAGCAGCCATTTTTGCAGCTAAGTCTGAACGCAACTCACGACCCGTCTCCAACGGATTTGCCGAAGGTTTGCGCCACGATGTCCGGGAAATCCGGGCATTGCTCATTCAGCACATTAACGATCATGGGAAGCGATAGACACGCCGAGGATTAGGCGTGATTCTTGCAAATGTCAGCCCCATGCGTCACCGTTCTACCTGGGAGAACAAACAAACTCCCATCGGGAGAACAAAATGTATTCAATTCAGGAGACAGCAGCCTGGCTACTCATTGGAGTATCCGGGGGATTCATGGTCGGCTACACAGTCGGCTTTCGTGAAGGTAAGGCCGTCGGCATAGTTCGCGGCAAAATCATGGCACGCAAGGCGGTGCGATGATGGCCGGATTCTTAGACCATTACGAGACGATCAATCAAAAAGTCATCAGACTGCACGCCACCTATCCAACAAATCGCGTCGAGACATCGATCATCGACTGGAATCCGGAGAAGGGTTACATTCTGAT